GCAACGATGATACTTCGATCAGGATGTCGGCCGACATACCATGCAGGAAACATGGCTGAAGCAAGCGTAGTTTTACCAAAGCGGGGTCCAACATTAATCATCAACCTCCGGTAATCGCCGCGCTCGACCTCTTCCAGCGAGCGGCCAATCATGCGGTGGAACGGTTGTGGCTTATAGAGCGACTGCCCGACATCGTCATCGAAGTTAGGGTCGGGCATCATCAGTTCTGTAAACGCTATCAGATCGTCGCGGGCAGCGAGAACCGCCCGCTTGCGCTTCAGAAGCTTGAGGCGGATGTCCTGTTCAGCCTTCGTCGACATGCTTGTACTTTGCCATCGGGGCATCCGGCAGCGTGCGGATCTTCGCCTTCGGCGTGGATGAAATCGTATTTGGCTCAACCGGGGTCGGCTGCGGACCTTTCACCGGAGAAGTGTGGTGGGTGTAGTTGTCTTGCGTCTTTGATGGCGGCGGCGGCTTAGCTACCGGCGGTGCCTTGATGTTGACGGTCTTGCCGAACTTGTTGGCCATGGCTTTCCCCTAGGTTGAAAATCCGAAAAAATTTTTGGGCTAGGCAGTGTCTTCGTCGTCTTCGTCGCTGTCGATCAATACGCCGACACCGTTGATGGTGATCTGCACGTCAACGCCGTCCGGCACAGTCAGCGCCACCTCGATGCGCGGCGTCAGCGGCTTTGGATCGGCGAGAAATACATCCTGGTCGGGCTTGACCATGTCATCTCCTAACTGTGCATCTTTCCATCTGGATAATTGTTCGCGCAAGGTTGCGGCAGGCGGCTTCGGCATTGATCGCGTCGATTTCATAGCGAGAATAGAACGGCGGGCGTTCGGTCACGGTGGTGACGATGCAGCCAGACAATACGACGGCGAGCAGCGCCAGGACGAGGACCATCACAGCCTCAGTGGCGTGACCACGCCGAGCAGACCGGCGATGATATAGACAATGACCAAGACGATCAGGACCGTGATCAGGACGTTGATCACGGTGGCAAAAGGGGGCGGTAGCGGAATCAGCGGGAGTAGCTGCTGCACACCCCAAATCAAAACGCCCAACACGATCAATAGCAGGATGATTGAGATCAATGTTCCGATCATGACGGCGTCCTCTTGCAGGCTTGGATGAGCTGCGCGATTAGCTCGGAATTGGCTTTGTCGCGCGCCTGGGCGTTGGCCGCCACGTCGTTCATCAGCATGGTGACGAAAACTAAGAATGCGATGTTAACCATTAACAGCGCAATAGCGATCGGATGGCCCGTCATCGAGCCGACCGCGGCCTTCAAGGCCTCGCTGAATGGCATAGCGGTTTACCGCTTGCGGGGAATCACCCCTAACCCGACAAATGTCGGGTCGATCATATACCTGGATTGATCAACTGTAACGGGACCGCCGGGACTGATCGGCGTGCCGGGCGGCACCACCGGAGGCGTCACTGGCGCCGGCGCCGGGTGCGCGGTGTCGTAGGTGGTCTTGGCAGCTATGGCGGCGTTGACCGCCGCCACAGTCGCCAATCGCTCGTTGAACACATTCATCGGGCCGGCCGGCTCGACGGTGCCTTCGAAGTCGTTGTAGCTAGGATTCTTAGGCCAATCGGTCACTTGGTCGGCTGCTCCGGCGGCAGGTTCGGATTAAGCGGACTGTCAGGCGGCTTCGCCATCGGATCGGCCGTATCCTTGGTCTTTGGGTCGGTCTTTGGCTTATCTGACCCGTGTACGGGTTCGTCTTCGTCTTCGTCTTCACTCGGCTTCTTGGACATCTTGGCTTTCCTCTTCCTACGGGGTGCAGCTGGCCGCGGGCGCGTGGTCACCTTGCGCTTGCGCGCAACAACCGGGCGCTTTCGCTTGTTAGCCTTCATGAGCGTTTTCTCTTGTTGGCTGCGGTCTCAACCTCGTCCTGGCCGGCTTGTTCCGATGTCATCTTCACGCCAGTGCCGATCATCGGCACTTTGCCGACCTTGACGATGACGTTGGCCGGGCCGTCGATCAGCAGGGACTTGCCTTCCTCGACCTCGTAATGGATTGCCATGCTCATCTCCTCTTTTTGGCCGGCGCCGGCGGCGTGTATGCCTGCTTGGCCGGCGCGTTCATCTTAGTCATGAACCCATCCAGTGTCAGCGGCGGCACGTCTTCCTGAAGGCGCAGCCGGTTCTCATGATCGTACAGCACCAGCTGCTCGTTGGTCGGCACTGGTTCCGGTTCTGGCGGCGGCACATAGGGATCCGGCGTGTTCGGCACCGCCAACCATTTCTGGTACTCGGCGTAGTCGCGGTTGGCCGGATCGTTGGGGATGCAGGCGCCATCTGCGGTGCGGATGACGGAGCTTTCGGTTGCGGTGAGTTGATAGTCGGCCATCAGAGCCTCGCGTCTAAGGTTACGTCGGCAGTTACGAAACCATAAGCCTGTACAGTAATAGTAAGAGCAAGCCGAATATGATTGTAAGCTAGTTGATTGATCGTGAGATTGCTTGAGTTTCCAAATGAATGATTAGTGGCACCGAGTGTTGGGACAGCGCGCATCGGTGTCGTGAGGAAATGATCTTTATACACAACACCACCCGCTGCTTGGTATCCTTCTACGAGCATTCCTGTGTATTTCTGATAATACCGCTCGCACGTCAGCAACTCCTGATCGTATGGCCGCATGATCAACGGCGACTGCGCGGCGGTCGGCGCTTGGCTGCCGGGGAGAACGACGACGCCAGTTAGGCGGAACACATCGGTGGCAGCAGCGGCGGCATTAATCTGGCCGGGTGCAGCAATGTAATTACCGGCAAGCCATGTGTTCGCTGACGTTGCAGTGAATGCCGTACCGCAACCGAATGAAAAGGCAACCTTTAAGCCTATCGTATTATCGACGGTCCATGTCCCGGTGGTGTCGCCAGGAATAGTGACAACATTGTACTGCGCGATATCGGCGGCATTCTGTGTGTAAGTCGTGGCATAAGATCGATTGTCAGCACCATTGCGAACAACGACACTATAAAGTCCTGTTCGATGGTGCGCCGTCCAAAATCCGATAGTGATTGGCTGTGCGCTCGTTTTGCCCCACTGCAAGCGCACTACGCGGTAACCTTCGATGTACTGCTGGACTTGTGTGTAGTCGTTAGTTGTTAATGATGCCCCTGCCGTGACTGACAAAAGCAATCGGTACGGAGTATAAAAGAGTGTGCCGCCCGTGCCGTCTATAAGCGCAGACACCGACATCGATCCCGCAGTACCTACCCTCCAGCCGTCGCCGACATAGCCGCCAGCACCGACTGCGCCTGGAGTTTGATTAACCTCCATGCCGCCGTTGATCTGCATGCCGCTGTAGCTCATCGCGTCGAACGGCGCGGCGTAAGCCTCGACAAAGTCGCGGCGCACGGCATTGGCAGCTGCGGGCGAGACCGGCAACGCCAGATGACCGGTCATGGTATCGCCGCCGCGCTGGACATAGGTCAGCGCGCTTGGGGTCATCGCCAGCCAGGCGGTGCCGTCCCACTTGTACTGCGGGATGCCGGCAATAGCCGGAGTAGGGTACAGCTCGCCGATGATCGGAGCGGCTGGGAAGTTGATGCCCATCAGAGCCTCGCATCGAAAGATAGAAGTTGATAATTACGGGCAGTCTGGGACATTGATACGCAATTAAAATCAACTGTTTGTACAGTGAACCCGGCTGCGCCACCTGTTATTGTCGGAGTTGTACGCATCGGCGTTAAGAATGTGGTAGTTTGCATTGCTGGCGTAGTATCCACAATGACGCTTGATTTCCAGTAGTACCTCTGACACGTCACCAACTCTTGATCATACGGACGCATGATCGTCGGCGACTGTGCCGCAGTTGGTGCTTGGGTGCCGGGGAGAACGGTGACGCCGGTGATATAGGTGAAGCCTCCCGCTGCAAAGAAGTTGGTCGTTGCAGCAGTACCTACCGCAGTGCCTTGTGTCGCCCATGTATTGGCTGTGGTCTTGCGCCCGCTACCTACGCCGAAGACGAAGTAGATTACAGCGCCAGTAGTATTATCTTTAGGCCATGTTCCTGCGACATCGCCAGGTATTGTCACGGTCTTGTATTGCCAAGCAGCCGCCGTGACCGGCACGTCGACAACATAAGTACGGAATGGGCTTACGGTGGTTTGCACGGTAACAGCCATCGTTCCGCTTATGGGTGGCTGTATCCAGAATCCTATCGTAACGGGCTGTGCATTAGCCGTACCCCAACCAAGACGCGACCAACGGTATCCTTCAATGTTCTGTTGAAGCCATTGATGATCTAATGTCCCTGCGAGTGTATTAATAGCAGTGCAATTTAACAGCACGGAATTAGTGAACCCAGGAGGAACCACTGTTTGCTGTTGAATGCCGACTGTACCTGTACCAGCTATGTCAACCTTAAACACATCAGCAATCGCCGCGCTTGCATTGGTGACTGTTGTACCACCTATACCGCGCTCCTGGCTGACCTCCATGCTGCCATTGATTTGCATGCCTGAATACGCGATCGCATCGTAAGGCGCCGCGTAGGCGCGCACCGCGTCGACATATTGCTTGGGAGCGGCTTGCAGCGCGGCTGCGGGATCGCCGGGCAGCGTCAGCGCGCCGCCCATGGTGTCGCCGGCTTTGTTGACAAATACCGAAGCGTCGATCGCCGGCGTGGCGACCGCCTGCACCCACTGCGAGGGGCCGGCGCCGTCGTTGTAGCGGATATAGAGCAGGCCATTGTCGCTGTCCCACCACATCGAGCCGTCCGGCGGC